CCCAGCGTTTTTCTTGATTGACTGCATCCACAAACATCTGTGTGCATTCATCGCGTGTTTCTTCGCGGATCTTGGCAAAATCTGCATCATCTGAGGGCAACAGTTTCAGCAGAGTTTGCGTGGAGCCCAAGTGCAGATTTTCGTCCCTGCAGATCAGTTTGATGATCTTGGCATTGCCTTCCATCTTTTTAAGTTCAGCAAAAGCCCAACTACAGGCAAAACTCACGTAAAATCTAATGCCTTCCAGCACATTGACATTGTTAAGGCACAACCACAGCAGGCGCTTCAGTTGATAAACGTCAACGTCTAGGGTTTCTCCGTCAATGGTGTGGCGACCTTCGCCCAGTAATTGATAGGCCTGCACACCACGGATCAAGCGATCATAGTATTTGCTGATGTCGTTGCCGCACTCGATGATCTCATTGATGTCCAACATATCATCAAACACTTGGCTGGGGTTGGGATACACGTTACGTATGATATGTGTATAACTTTTGCTGTGAATGATTTCTGAAAAACTCCAGGTTTCGATCCAGGTTTCTAGTTCAGGTAAAGTGCAGATCGGTAGGAAAGCCAGATTTGGACTGCGGCCTTGCACTGAGTCCAACAGTATCTGGCGCTTGAGATTACTGGTGAAAATGTGTTGTTCATGTTCTGTGAGATCCTTGAAATCTTTGGCGTCACGTGTGACATCCACTTCTTGCGGCTGCCAAAAAAAACTCAACTGTTGCTGTGTGAGTTTTTCAAACTGGCGATACTTCATGGTATCATAGCGTTGCATACCCAAGGACCCTTCGGGATCCAAAAAGGCTGATCCAGTGTCATGATTCTGACGCCGGAAATTTAATACTGTGGGGTTAGATTTTGCAGGCTTCACAATCGTCATCTTCCTGTAGGGTTGCTGGTGCTTCAACGATCTGCGACTTGGCGTGTAGTTTATCTACATCCACTTCGCCGGCGCCGTCAAAGGTGTTGAAATAATACAGTGTCTTGCCGCCATACTTGTAGTGCATGACCAAGTGGCGCATCATTTCGCTCATGGGAATCTTGTCTTCTTCATAGAACTGCGGATTGTAACTGGTATTGACTGATATGGCCTGGTCGATGTACTTCTGCAGTATGGCCATGATCTTGAGATATCCTTCGGGACTCTTTTGATCCCAAAGCAGTTCGTATTTGTTTTTTAGGCGACGATACTCGGGAACCACTTGCTTGAGCACACCATCTTTGCTTTGCTTGATAGATACAAAACTGCGTGGAGGTTCTACACCGTTGGTGGCATTGGCGATCTGCGCCGATGTCTCCGAAGGCATCAAGGCCATGAGTGTGGAATTACGGATACCGCCTGTGCGCAATTGTTCGCGCAAGGACTGCCAGTCGCAGTATTCTTTGTGCGGCACCAGTTCATTGACTTCGGGCTTGTAGGTATCAATGGGCAATACACCATCGGCATACTTGGTTTGATCGCTCAAGGGACAGGCGCCTTGTATACTAGCGAGATCCGCAGACGCCTTGATCAGATAGTAGCTCCAATGCTGTGCCCAACGATCCACTTCTGCCAAACAGGCAGGATCGCTGTAGGTATAATCATTTTTGGCCAACCAATATGCAAAGTTGATGATGCCAATGCCCAAGGGTCTACGACCTTCAGTGGCCAATTGTGCGGCCAACACTGGATAATCTTGATATGATAACAATGCGTCTAATCCATGTACAGCCAAGCGGCAAGCACTTTCCATTTCTTCGGGATTGCGGAACGCTCCCCAGTTGATGGCGCTGAGTGTGCATAGGGCGATCTCACCTTGATCGTCATTGATGTGTTCCAAAGGTCGGGTGGGCAGCGTGATTTCACAGCAGAGATTGCTCATGCGCACAGGGGCCAGGTCAGGCTTGAACGATGAATGATTGTTCACGTGATCCACGTTCATGAGATAGATGCGACCTGTGTCTTTGCGCTCCTGTATGAATGCCGAGAACAAGTCCACTGCTTTGATCTTTTTCTTGCGCAGACGTGTGTTGCGTTCTGCGGCTTCGTACAATTCACGGAAACGATCTACATCGCTGAAAAATGCTTCGTACATTTCAGGAACATCGTGTGGGCTAAACAAAGTGATGTCTCCGCCGGACAACAGTCGTTCATACATGACTTTGTTGAACTGCACTCCATAGTCCATGTGACGCACACGGTTTTCGTCGGTGCCTTTGTTGTTTTTCAACACCAACAAATCTTCTACTTCCAAATGCCACAGGGGATAATACAGTGTGGCTGCTCCGCCCCGCACACCACCTTGACTGCAACTTTTGACTGCTGTTTGGAAATGTTTGTAAAAAGGTATCACGCCTGTGTGGTAAGCATCGCCATTGCGGATAGGACTGTTGAGTGCGCGGATGCGACCAGCGCCAATTCCGATGCCAGCACGCTGGCTCACATACTTGACGATACTGCTGGCTGTGGCATTGATAGAGTCCAGACTGTCGTCGGTTTCAATCAGCACGCAACTACTGAACTGTTTTACAGGTGTGCGCACACCGGCCATGACCGGAGTTGGCAAACTGATCTGATGCTGACTGATGGCATCATAGTAATCTCGCACCCAGTTGAGCCTGGTGTTCTGGGGATATCCTGCAAACAGTGTGGCCGAGATCAGCATATAACACATCTGCGGCGTTTCAAAAATGTCGCGGGTCACACGATTCTGCACCAGGTACTTGCCACGCAACTGTTCCATGGCCACATAAGTGAGGCTTTCGTCCCGCTCGTGGTGTATGTAACTGTTGAGCCGATCCCACTCGTCCGCAGAATAATAATTGGCCAGTTCGGGATCGTAGAATCCGCGCTCGATATTTTTCTTGACCAAGTCGTGGATATGCCAAGGATCAAACTGTCCATACACCTGCTTGCGCAAATGATAGTTGATCAATCGACCAGCCACATACTGATAGTTGGGCGTTTCTTCTGAAATAAGATCAGCTGCTGACTTGATCAGGGTTTCTTGTATGTCTGCTGTTTTGATTCCGTTGTAAAACTGTATGTGGCTTTTGATTTCTACTTCTGATGCCGAAACTCCTGTGATTCCTTCGGTGGCCCAAAATACTACCTTGTGTAATTTTTCTAAATCCAATGGCTCTTGACGGCCGTTGCGTTTGCTTACTGTGATCATTGTTTTACCTTATTTTGCTGACTAAATCTACTGCTGGTATACTACGTATGACTGACAACTGCTGGAGGTTAATATTTACGATCTCGCGAGGAGTCCAATTCAATACATATTTTCCCTGTTCCACTATGACTAAATTGGTTTCTAAAACCGCTGTATCGGTGCATAGCGACAGCGTTGCCGCTTCAACTAAATTGTTTCTACCACTTAGAATAATAGTATACACGATTCCCAAACCGCGAGCAAGATCACTTTGATCATCTTCGCGTATAAGGTCCCAGGGATCTGGCCAGTTTTGTGGTTCGCGCCAATCGAATGTGGGCTTGACTTCGGGAGCAAATTGCCAGAAATCGTTGACTTCCAATAGAAAGTCTTGATCTGGCAAAGTGCTACAACGAAGATCGTGCCAGGCTACCAGCCGATCTTCGTAGATCCCGGGATATTTCAATTGTTGTCTACTATTTCGTCGATATAAAACTTCATTGTACCAGCACCATTGTAAATGCTGCTGTTGGCGTTGCTGTTGTCATAACCAATCACTGCGATAGCATTGCCCGGTGCGTTGGTAACTGTGAGTTGGAAACCAGATTCATAGTTTTCTGTAAAATCATCATCACTTTGTACATTTATAGTAGTACCACCGGAAACAGCATTGTAGGTTTGTCCACCAGTTATATTCAGCACTCCCGAGCGACTGTAGACATTGCCTCCATCCGTTAGACGCACAGCATAGTTAATCATGGTACTGGGATTGTTTCTGGTATCAATTATCAAGGGTTGCTGATACTCGCCCACAATAGCATAAGCACTGGCGTTGGCCGACAGGTTAGAAACTGGGCCACCGATGGTTACATTAGGTGCATTACCATATCCTGAACCTCCGATCAGTCCCGACAAGAACACATTACCATATGTTTCCAAAGAGAATGCTATGGTAGCATTGGTTCCCACTAAACCATCAGAAGATATAGCAACTGTGGGCAACTGAGTATAACCATAACCACGATCTACGAAAATTAGATTGGCCAGTTGACCAGTGCTGGACAATTGACTGTATACCACAGCAGTTGTTATATTAGGGAAAGCATTGGGTTCAACCGTGACCACCGGAGCAGTCACATATCCGTTACCGTCGTATAGTGTGTTGCTGTTGGCATCAAAACTCACACCCACACTGATCACGCTGTAACTGTTGGCTGCTGGTGATATGCTCAATATGTTAGCACCCGATCCTGGACCAGAAACCTGAGTGATCACTGTGTTGGCCAGTATGCTGTTGGCTGCAGGACCATCATAAGGCACGCAATAACCAGCACCGATGTTGCTCAACTGGAAGAACAAGTTGCCCACTGTGTTGAGATTGGTTGTTCCCACTGCTGATGTAACATTTACACCCGTTACAGAGAATGTGGGACTGGTCACATAACCTGTTCCTGAATTGGAAACTGTAATGCCCACCACGATACCGTTGGCATTGGCTCTAGTAGTGGTAGCAGTGGCATTGACTGTGCTGATGTCCCAACCAGTGAAAGTCAAACTAGGTGCTGTTTGATAGCCTTGACCTGCGTTGAGTATGACCAAACTCTGTACGCCCATGGTAGCATTGACAAATGCTGTCTGTGTAATGGTGTTGGCCACTGTATTAGCGGCCAAGGGTGTGTTGGCTTTGTTGGCAGGGAAAGCACTGTACTGACCACCGAACACAAGATTAGCGTTGGCTATCCATCCCATGCTGTTCAAGTTGGCTGTGACATTGGCTGCTGTGCCACCGCCGCCGATTGTGATCGCCGGTGCATTGTTGTTATAGTAACCATTGCCACCGTTGAGCAATCTAATGCTGCGTATGCCGTAGCCTGGGTCAAATGTAGCGCCCGTACCAGCAACACTGTTACTGGTAGTGGTGACCGCGCTCAGTGCCGGTAGTGTGGCAATAAAGTTTCCACTGTTGGTCAGTGTGAAATTGTTTATCTCATAGGTCACGTCAAAGTAAGGATTTTCTGTAGGTGTGGCGCCAATGACATTACCAGGGACATCAAATAGTTGACTATTGATTATATAATTTCCTGTATTGGCTACTGAGAAATTGCGTATGCCAAACGTGAAATTAAATATTGCTCCTGTGCCGCTGGCATTACCGCCAATTACGATATTACCACTGTCTCCATAGAAATTGGTAGTAAAGTTGCCATAGTCATTGAAGGTAAACGCAGTGACTCCACCGTTGGCATCAGTCGAGGTAATTTTTAATTCTGCAGGAACTGAATAATTGCCAGTATTACCATAATAAATCGTTTCATTGATGGCATAGCCAGTACCGGCAACTGCCACGTTGGTCAATAGATATGGACTGATACGCAATCTAGTGACTGTGACATTGGCAGCTGTGCCTGATCCTCCGATCAGTGTAACAGTATTGCCTACAAATAAGTTCGCACCATATTTGCTGGGGTCAGCGACTGCGTTAGCAGCCATTGCGATTGTTTTGATCCTAGTGGTATTGACCTGCACCTGCGCATTAGTGCCGTCACCGCCCACTAATGTCAGCATATTTGTGGCCTGGTATCCAACTCCACGATTGGCTGCTGTAATAGTAACGATCTGCGCCGTGGCATTGCCAGTGGCTGTATTGCCCGCGATGTTGGGCGCGGCAAATGTCAAAGTAGGAATTGACGTAAAGGCATTACCATTGGCATTGAGTGTGATGTTACTTACTGCGGCGTAGATATTGGCAACACTGATTCTAGCGTTGCTGTTGGCTGCCACTGCACCATTGGCAGGAATATCTAATATGTCCCCAATGCTGTATCCATTGCCGCGTTGTGTTATGGTAAATGAAACTACATTGGCAAACACTCTGATGTCTGCATTGACTGTGTTAGCGCCAGTCAGCAATGGTGTGATCTGTGCTTCTGGCATGTATGCATATCGATTGCCGCCTGAGGTCAGTGTCACTGTATCAATGGGGAATCCCAACACAGCGTTGGCCACAGTGGGATATCCACTGACTGTAAATGTTGGGCTGGTGAACACCACTGTATAGGTATTGCCGCTCACATAGTTAGCACCACCGTTGGTCACAGTGCAGTTGGCTACACCATATCCTACTGTGCCATTGCCAGTGGCAGTGACATAACCATTGGCCACACTGATAGTTCTAATGACAGTAAGAGATTGACTTGACTGGCTGTTGGCAAATGATACTGGTACAGAATTGGCTTCATAAACAGGATAGATGATATCACCACTGGGACTGTATATTACCGATCCTACCACAACATCGGCCGGAATATATGTTCCAGTGATGCTGCCGCCAGGAGTGATTCCGGTATAACTGCTGGTCAATGTTATGACGCTGTTACCATTGCTCCAGGAACCTGTTACGGATACTGCCTGATTGGAATTACCTCCCTGTGGTTCAGGGAATGTTATAGTCACATTGCTAGCTGCTGTATAACCCGAACCAATGGTTAAATTACCTGCCGTGGCATTGCCTTGATATAGAGATAGTCCATACCCTTTGATTATTACATTGGCCACACAATTGCCAAAACTCTGTGATGAGGTATTGCTCAATGTGGTGTTGGCCACAGACACTGAAACATTTTCAGGGTAACCACGGCCAATGTTGGCCACTACAAAATCAGAAACTCCACGTGCCACATCCACTGTGGCTATGGCAGATCTAGCACCTGTGCCGTTGAGAATGCCGTAACCAAAACTTATGGGTTGACTTACACCATTGGCTATCCAACTTGTAACAGGATCACCGGCTACCCCAATTTGCACATTACCGTTGGCGCCTGCATAGACGTTGGCACTGAACACGGCGGTAATAAGATTGGCATTGACACTGCCCACTATGACATTCAGTGGTATTCCCTGTGCCGCGATAGTGGCACCAATCTGTATGTTGGGACTGGCAGGCTCTAGTGTGATGGTGGAACTGTTGCCGCCCCAGGATCCATAAAAAGTATCAACGCTGGCTGTGCCAATTATAGTAGGTGGACTAAAGGTCACTGAGACATTACCTGACCAACCTGAACCTCCAGCAGTGATTTGTGTGTTGGCCTGATCCATCTGACGGCCTATTACAACACTGGCCGTGGCAGTGATGCCATTGGGATTCAGCGTTGGACCTTCTATGGTTACGTTAGGAATTAGATTAGGTAGATATCCATTACCACGATCATTGAAAATAATTTCGCTCACACTGTTGCCTGTAAGCAATACGCCAGCTGGTATGGTAATGTTGGCAATAATATTGGCGCCCACCGGGCTTGTAACGCTGGTGTTGAGTATGCGCTGACCCAAAGCTATAGCTTCTGTGCCCTGGAACGCTATACTGGTTTGCGTGTTTAAGTAAATTCTTGCAAATGTTCTGGCCTGTACATCTGTACGGGCAAACATATCGCCCACGCTTAGACAGTTGCGATTTGAAAAATAAATGATATTGTTGGTAGGCACATCGCCGCCGGCCACATTCAAGAATATGTTGTGTCCAGTTGTGATCATCTGACCACTGACCAAGAATGTCTGTGTATTCTGACTGGCAAACTTGATGCCTTCTTGGGTGACAGCGTCCATGGTATTGTTGACTATGATCCAACTGAAATCATCTGTGTTGCTGAGGATGCCTTGTCTGAGATTGGTAAAAGATCCATTGCTAACTGTGATGCATTGGGTAGAGTAGACTTCGCTGACATTACGGCTAGTGGCATCACTTAAAATACCATAACTGATGCCTGTAAACTTACAAGCATCGAATTGGATGTTCTTTGTAGGATAAGTTACACTGTATGCTGCTTGACTTTGATTCAAGGACACACCGGCGGTATTGCTGGTAGTGCTACCGTTGCCCGCAAATGCCACACGCTCGAATCTCACATTGTTGGCACGCTCGACCAAGAACACATCTTGTACATAAATGGTTCTGGGATTGCGGAACGTCATGTCTCTGATCAGGATGTTTTGCGGATTGACACCAGCAGTGGTGTCTATGGCCGAACCAATCTCCTGCAGACTGCTGGCAGTACGAGCCACATAATCAGCTGGCGTGGTAAATGTCAAGGGTTCGTTGGTTCTCACCGACGACTGTGCTTGATTTAAAGTGATATTGCCTGTGGCTGTGTCAACTTCAATGATCTGAGATCCCGATGTGATGCCGCTGCCACTTACATACATACCCACTGTAAGATTTTGTACGCTGGGAGCACCACCGGATGTGGCTGCAACAGAAATTTCAGTAGCGGCATTTGCCCAGGTGCCATAGCCTGTGCGGCTGTTGACCATTTCGATGATGCTGTGATCTAATCCTTCCCCGCTGAGAGTACAGTTGGGAGGAATCAGCAGCGCCGAACTTACTATGTAACGACCTGCTGGGAACAACAAGATCCTGCGTGTGAGCGGAGCCGACGGTTCGGCTGTGTTGTAAGGTGCCACGCAATACAGTTGATTGAGAGCAGCATTGATGGCAGCAGTGTCGTCGGTCTCGCCGTCACCTACAGCACCAAAGTCTCTAACACTGACTGTGTCATCTAATTTTTCCTGCAGTGTCCTAGTGCTGTCTGTATGAAATACCAATTGCACTGGAGCAGCAGGTGCCACGCCAATGTTCTGGCTCAGTGTCAATGTTGTATATGAAAATTGTACTGTGACTGTTCCACCTGTTGTTATGGCTTGGCTGATGTAAATGGTATTGTCAACGATGCTGGTCACTACTGTGCCGTTGGGGACCACACCAGAACCAGATGTCACTGCCACTTTGCTTCCTACCAAGATACCCGCAGCACTGGCCACATTAAAATTTGATTGGCCTAGAGTGAAAGTCACCGATGACGCCGAAACAGGTGTGCCTGCGGTCAATCCTAAAACTTGTGTGTTGCTAGGAACGCCCGATCCGGTAACATTCATACCCGATTGAATGCCTGTGGCATCGCCTACTATTAAACTTGTGGTGTAATCTGTGCTCCAGTAACCATAGGTCACTAGGCTGCCGCCGATGAATGCTATGCTGGTATAGGAATCAGCATCCAGCACTGTGGCTGCAGATATGGTAATACTGTTGCCACTGATACCTGTCACAAAGGTATTGGGTGCCAGTCCCGGACCAATGACCAGTTGTCCCAGGGCGATGCCGGTGTTGTTTAACACTGTGAGACTGGTGCTGCCGGCGCTCCAGGTAGCAGAAGCAAATGTAGGACTGGAACTTACTGTGTAGCCGGCTTCTTCACCTTTATAGGTATAAGCACCAGCGATGGTAAAAATGTCAGAATATTCAGTTAATAATTCAGTGTTGCCAACTTCGGGCGCACCTTCTTCGATGGTACCGTTACCAATGAATAATCTGCGTGTGTCAATGCTCCAGCCCAGTTCGGCTGTGCTTAACTGTGGAAGATCGCGCTGCAGGCCCGATCTGTTATTAATCTGCGTGTATTGGGTGATTGCCATAGTTCAAGTCCTATGACAATATTTAGTGATATTTAGGCCTCAGCGATTTGCTGGTAATATTGCTCTACTCTGGTCCACCATTGGCGCTTGTACAGCTCAAATTCAAAGCCTTCTACCACAAATTCTTGATACTCGGGCGTGCCCGTCATCAGCCCATCGCGATCTGTTTCGGGCTTGACGCACATCAAAATCACACCCTTGTTGATGGCAGTACCGTATACTTCGTTGTGAGCTTCTGCGTAGGCCGCCAACTGCAGGAAATAATCATCAATCCACTCGCGCTTTTTGGGCTTGTTGGTCTGCTTGTAGTCCAGGATGCTTTCAGAAACCACGCCATCTTGACCACGATGCAGTCCTATGCCATCAGATGTGCCAGCATAAACCTGTGGAAAATACAAGGGCACTTCCATGCCCCAGAATTCTTCAACACGATCCAAGCCCTGCTCGATCACACAGTTGGCCATGTGCCAACTGGGCTTGGCAAAGGGATTGCCTGGTTCTGGCACCCGCTGACCTTCTAGCACATACTTTTCCAAATAGGTATGCATACGTGTGCCGCGATTGGCTGCTTCGGTGGTGATCTGCTGTGCTTTTTCCACGCCCACACGTCTGCGCCATTCCTGCAAGGCCTGCTTTTTTTCCTCAGGTGTAGTGGCTGAAAGTATGGTGGTCACCGACGGTACAGCGTGACCCTCGGGTGTGGTATAAAGCCTGCGGCCTTCTACTGTGGTTCTGGGTATGGGCTGGTAATCGTAACGCTGTTGATATCGGGATAACATCTGACAATAGTACTATCTTGTGAGTATTTTGTCAATGATTTTGATCAAACTCTAAATGACTCGCCGCAGCCACAGCGATCCTTTTCATTGTCATTGATAAACTCAAATCCTTCATTGAGCCCACGTTTCTGATAGTCAATGGTCATGCCGTCGAGATACACCAGATGCTCGGGCTTGACATAGATTCTAACACCCTTATCATCGTAGTGTGCTATACAGTGCTGGCCCTGTTCGTTGTCTACATACTCCAGGGTATAGGCCAGACCCGAACAGCCAGTGGTTCGCACACCCACACGGATGCCTAGACCGCGACCACGGCGGGTTATCGAGTCTTGAATTTTGCCAGCGGCAATGTCAGTGACTGAGATCATGTTTTTTGCGATAGTCTTCTATAGCAGCCTTGATGGCATCCTCGGCCAGAATCGAACAATGTATCTTCACCGGGGGCAGAGCTAATTCTTCAGCGATGTCACTGTTACGAATAGCACTAGCAGCGTCCAAGTGCATTCCTTTAACCATCTCAGTGACCAAACTGGAGCTAGCAATGGCTGATCCGCAGCCATATGTCTTGAAACGAGCATCTCTAATAATGCCATTTTCGTCTACCTTTATTTGAAGTTTCATCACATCACCGCAGGCCGGCGCACCCACCATGCCGGTGCCTACGTCAACATCGCTTTTGTCAAAGGAACCCACGTTACGTGGATTCTCATAGTGATCAATCACCTTGTCACTGTAGGCCATAAATCGTTATCTCCAGAAAAATAATATTGCTTTGATTCGATCAATGTATTTTTGTAGATATTTCTTTTGGAATGCCTTGGCGTATTCGGGTTGTGGGAAATTCCAACCAATGAACATACCTACTATGATCCAAAATATAGTTTCTAACATAACAGCCTCCTATTGAAAAGTCAAGTTATTTGGTAGCTTGTCGGGCCACGCGGTTGGCCATTTTGCTGACTATGGCCTTGTTGTCTGTGGGCGCAGGTCCCGATGCTGTGGGCACTTCGGCAGCCGTTTGTTCATCGGCGCCACGGAAATATATCACATCTTTGTCAATGGTTCTAATCACATTACTCAAAGGTGCAGCGGTACTGGCATTGATAAAACTATCGTTACTGATATTAGACATACCCATGTTCTTGGCGTGCTGTAGAAATGCATCCAGATCCATGGTGGCATTTTCGCCTGCTGTTTCGCTTTGATTCATAAAAAGTTCTGCCAGGGCAGTTAACCTCAGCAGATCATTTTTTGGAATGGCAGAAGGTGCTGTTGCAAACTCACGTAAACGCACGGTTTACTTTCTTGCGCGGCCCAGAGCTTCTTCGCTGCCTAAATCTGCAGCAACTTCTTCTTCTGGAGGGGGCATATCTACTGCAGATAACTCGTCGCCGGCTGCGGCACCTAGATCAGCACCGGCTTCGGCACCCAATTCGGCACCAATGTCAGCTCCGGCGATATCACCCGGGGCAGGTGCTAGGCCTGCGCCTGTGGCCTGACCTGTGAGTCCTGCCAATGCTGTGTCCATCTGACCTTTGCTGGCCTGCAGTGATTCTAACAATCCCTGAAGTCCGGCAGCGGCTGTTTGATTGAATGCCTGTGCTTTGTCTGGACTGAGTTCGTACTTGATGGAATCAGTCAACGCTGGCAGTTCTTTGTACAGCATTTCACTGGTCTGCTCAATCATCTTTTGCATACGGTCAGCCATGTCCTGCGCGGCCAACACTACCTGTGCGGTTTCCACTTCTGAAGCTTCGCGCAAGGTTCTCTTGATCTGATAAACACCTGACTCCACAATGCGTTTTACTGCGATCTTGCGCTCCATCTGTGGATACACACGCAGATGCAGTCGACCACCATCGCGCTCGGCTGCTTCGTTCACACGGTCTTTGATTTCGCGCACACTGCAACTCATGCCTTCTTCCATGTCGTCTTCGGCCATGGCCATGAGTTCCATGACAGCATCTTCGTCGTATTCTTCGCCCAAGGATACGCCACCAGTGGCAGAGGTCGATCCTGGTGCACCTTTGATCAAGGCCATGATTGATTCAGCGTCTTTTTTGTCCTGTGCTGAGGGATTGGCCATGCTTTTTCCTGGATGAGCCAACTGGCTCAGAGCTGCTGTCTGACCTGGTGTGAGTGCTTCTTGAACTCGTTGTTTCAAAGCCTGCTCCAACATCACAGCTTTAAGGTAAGCGGCACTGCGCTGGCTGGTATGGAAATTTGGCTGTTTGCGATATTCACCAATGGTGCGACTTACCTGCTCTAGCATGGTACGGGCTCTGGCAGCGTCAAGGCTGGCAATGGCTAACTTTTTACCAAATTGGCTTTCAATGATACCGGCTGTGTTTTTGCTGGTATTTTTAAGTGCGAGGTCTGTGAGTTTCATCAGGGGTAATCCTTTTAGTTTGCAAGTATTTAGTGACAACTGGGTATTTGTCTAGGTGAATTCGAGCATTTTCACGCAGGGCCTGCGCTTGGCCCAGTTTGGATTCGTGCAAGCCAACATGGATCATGTTCTGTATGCGTGTCATGTGTATGTCAATATCGGCCTGGGCCCGGCTCAGCTGTTGATCTAAATTCCGTATGTGCTGAGCTGCTGGAAAATCCTGGTGTTTCATGGCTGTGCAATAGCGCAGTGCAGATTTCATGGTGTGGAATTTCTGCACCCGCTGGCTGGGCTCTATCACCAGTATTTCGCCCCTGTGCGGTATCAGTTCATAAGCAGCATATATGGCATAACCCCTGTGGGTGCGCAACAGCAGTTCCGGATGGCGCCGTGATTCTTGTGCCAGTTTTCTCAGCGTTTCAAATCTAGCGTTTTCCATTATTGATAAACAAACTTGGTATTGATTACAGCACCCGTGGTTTTGATTACGGATTCAAGATTTTCCACTGCTTCTTCCAGGCCAGTGATCAGCGGTACGCCGTCGCAGTCTTGCGTGAGTGCTGCCAAAGGTTTGCCGCTGATGTCATAGATATCAGCAAATTCGCTGCCAAATTCAAAAGTCCAGATTCTGCCGGCCCTGCGGTTCAGTCCTAAGACTGCGACACTGGCGTCCTGCAGTATCTGTGGTTCGGAATAAATCGTGACCTGAGTGCGCAAACTGATCAGTTGCGTAAGTGTTTCCCAATTGCGCTGTTGGTTCCTGGCCTTGGTCAATGCTGTTTGATCTGACAGTATGTGTCCCTGCCGATCAGTCAGAGGCAATTGAGTGACCTTGGCATGATTCAATATGCCAGTGGCTGTGCAGTCAAACAAGGTATAGCAAACGACTTTATTCATATTTTAATCTATAATAAACTTCCGCACGATTCAATAATTCTTTGAGTTCGGCATCACTACGGGCCTGCTGATGTATGTTGATCCAGAGATTCTGCCGCTGTTGCCTCACGTGGTGACTTTCCATGGTTTCTTGGATCATTTCCCTGGTATCAGTGGGTTGATTTTTGCGCCTACGATAAATGGTCTGACCACCATCTGGCGACTCGTAAACATACTCTTGATCATTGTGAACACTCATATCAATAATTATGCCATAAAAAAACCGCGATGTGAAATCGCGGTTTTTAAAGTGCTCCTGGGTCTGTAAATTAGGAAGCAGCCAGTTTGAAACCAACGTTGGTGGGTGTACCAACAACTTCGCCTGTGACGTTGGCAGCAGCCAATGCTTGTGCAGCATTGCCAAATGTGCCTGTGTCATACAGTGCTACTGAGAGGAAACCACGTGTGTTGCCCGAACCTGCTACTGTGTCTACCTGATAGATAGCAACAGTTGTCAACTGCTGAATGCTCTGCAGAACGTTGCTGACAGCGCCGTTAACGCCCATGCCACCTGCGGCATTAGCACCTGCAACAGCAAACTGCCAAAAGTCCAGTTTGGGACCAGCGGGCTGAACTGTGTTGCCCGAGCCTGTGGAAATGTTGGTGCTGGAAACAGGACCGTTTTGTACGTCTAGTGCAAATACTGGTTGTGCATCACCATTGGTGCGTGTAAAAATTGCCATGATAAATCTCCTTGAGTATGTGACCTTTTTGGGTCTGCTAGTATTTACCTGTCAGGAGAAAAAATGGTGTTTTGGTTAGGCCAAACGGCCCATCATGGTGCGATACCAGCCGGGCGTGCCTTCTTGGATGGCTGGTAACTCTATGCCCTTGGGCTCTAGATCAGCACGGGCTTGTGCCAGTTTTGCATCTCGCTGGGGGTCTCGTTGCAGGGCCGTGACCACTGCTTCCACACCTGAGAGATCTTTGGGTGTTGCGCCTGGGTACAATATCAACTCTGCTATTTCTGTAGGATCAGTTGTGATCATTTCGCCTGTGGCACGATCTTTCAAGCCGTACTGCCCAGACCATGTGTAACCCTGGGGATATTTCTTGTTGGCGCTGGCCTTGCCCAGGCTGTTGAGTATGATGTGCTTCACAGCATCTTTGTACTGTGTGTCAGCAGCAGCACGTTTGGCAAATCTTGCCCATTCGATATTGGGCTCAAACATAAAGTCTACCTGCACAAATCCCAGTTGAGGCTTGCCAGCCACAGGAGCCATGAAACTCATGGTTTCATATTCAGTGGGTTTTTTATCTCGGGCAGTACCACCTGCTATGACCACAGCAGGATCCAGGTCCTGGCTCTCAGCCCAGTTTTTTAGTATGCCATATAATCGTGATTTGGGTGTTTGAGTTTTGTCTACTGCTAGATCTATGTCGCCGGACTCGGCACGCAGACCTGTGCTGCCCAGCATGTTGTCCAACAAGGGTAATCCTGTGAGTTGTTCCAACCATAACACAGTGGGTTTTACATCAGTCTGCTTGATAGATCTTGTCAAGACTTCGCCAGTCTTGGGATTTTTGAATTGGTTGCCGCCTTCAACTAAAAACATTATTTTGCGCCGCCTCTGGTTTTCAATCCCATGGCGCGATTCTGGAACTGCGGCAATGCTAACTGATTTAAACGTTGTACCATGCGTGGGTCAGATATGATCTCTCCTGATGCTGACCATGTTTTGTCTTTGTCGTTGTATTGGAATTCCATACCTGACTTACCTTTGATCATCACCGGTTGCTGGGAACCTGCCTGAGATTGTGCTTTCTGTGCTGTGGTACTTCCTGCGGAACTGGCAGCATTTTGCCCAGCAAGACTTGAAATCATATTGCCAAATCGATTGGCATCCATCCCGGCTTGTGGCTCTGCTGTTGTAGTATTTGCTGTGCTTTTGTTAGTGAGATTTTGTACCATATTGCCAAATCGATCGGAATCCATTCCGGCTTGTGGCTGTGCTTTGGTACTGTCAGGTGATGACTGTGACGCAGCGGCTGGTGCACCACTGGCTTGATCTGCGGTGCCTGGACTAACTGAGTTAAATTTATTTTTATCCTGGACTTTTGTCAAGGCAGTGTTTAATTGCAATGCCACATTTGGAGACACAGGACCATAGGCACTATCCTGCCAAGACTTGCTGCGATTGTCATAAAAATAAACTTCGTTTTGATATCTAGCCTGGATGCTTCTATCCAGTACCGAAGCAGGTTTGATTTCGATTCCCTGACCAGCATCTACCCAGCGTTCGCCATAGCGTCCAGATTGGATGCTACGATCGGCAGCATACTGCAGAGTGGCTGGCAAATTATACCAAGCAGCTGAAAATCCTGCCATATCCTGTTGCAGTGCTGGGTCAATTTTCTGGCCAGCTTGATATTGTGCTGCCTTTGAAATAATTTCATCATGTGTGGTGCCTAGTTTGTCTAACTGACTGTTGAGTTCTGGCACATTGCCAAAACTGGATTTTACACCATCTATAAAGGTCTCTATATCTGTGCCCGGGCGGCCCAGACCTGTTTTTGTCAGCAGGGTTTGAAATTTAGGACTTTTTTTAGACAATTTAGATAAAATATTTTGGAAACTGCTGGTTTGATTGCTTAACAGTTGATTCAGCAATTGTTGGGCTATCTGTTGATAAGATTCGGGGGTGGGGGCCTTTACCTTGTTGGCTTGACCGATAAAATTCTTGGTCAGCCAGTCTGCACCTTCTTGTGACTTGGCTATTTCTGCATTGTATTGATTGGGCTTGTCTGCGCCAAATTTATCCTTTTGCCCAGTGGCGCCAGCATAAGCAGCCTTGGCTATGTCTGTCCAAGATTCTTCAGTGATCTGCTCACGTTGATATATTTCTTTAATTTTCATCTTGGCGCCTTATGGTTCTGCGGAAACGCTCAGGATCGCGAGTGCGGATGGCATTGAGCAATTTGCGCTGGAGATTCTCCGCAGTTTCGGTGTCATAGGTACGATCTATCATTTCCAATAGATGTATGGCACTGTTGATGATGTTGCTGGCGCGGCTCTCCACGATATGGTGGCGATCGCGCTCTTGATACATCTCATCTAATTCTTCTAATAAACTGCGAGTCTTGCGTTGCATAATTGGTTCCAGCGATGTAATATTTAGCGACCCGTTAGTTTTTGTTTTGTTTAATTGCTCCTAACATGGCCTTTAATTTGGTACTTTGTACATCGGCTGTGACCTTGGGCACATCATCAGAATCTGTGTTTGAAGTCAATACTTTGCTGGTACCTTTTATGCTATCTAGTATATTCACCGTGGGCTTGCGGAAAGAGTTGGCATCTTCTTGCTCACCGCAGTCGCGTATGCGCAGGGTTTCTATGTTGAATTCCAAATCAATTTTTGAACCCACGCCCGAACTGGAACGTGTTTTCATCAGTTGTATCTGATATCTGCCTTTTTCTCGCATGCTTCTGCTGGTAAAGATACCAAACACATTGTCCGCAGTGTTGATCTTGGAAATACCTCCGGAAATATGGCTGTGATCAAATTCTATTTCTTCCACTGCTGATCGATTCAACTGCGATGCTGTGACAAACAGCACATTTAATTCTCTGGCCAGATTACGCAATTCTTCTGACACATATTTGTCTTTCACAAACAGGTCATTGGGCGATACCTTGGCCGACACTGGCATCAAGAGATCCAGATAGTCCACACACATGAAATCAATTTTGACACCACGTTCAATTTCAAGATTTTTTACATAAGCACGTATGTCGTTCACTGTGCTCTGCGCTGGCATATACTTGATCATGAAATTGCCAGACTTTTTCTGCAGCAGACCCAGTTTCAGTTCCACATCATCGATGTTGCGAAAGATCTCTTTGCTGGCTATGTCAGTCATCATGGAATCCAATCGCATGGAGCACAGGCCTTCCGACAGTTCCAGCGTGATGTACACACCACTGAGTCCGGCCATGACCCAGTTGGCTGCTAGATTTTGCATGAACAGACTTTTGCCCGATCCCGAACCCCCAGCAAAGATCTGCAGTTCTCCGCGATTGAAGCCACCGTAGAGTTTGCTGTCAAGCACAGGCCAGCCTGTGCTGAGTTGGCCATTGTTGCTCTTGATGGCCATGAGTCGTTCACGCACATTGTGGAAATAGTCTGTGCCCAGTTCACGTGCTAGACACACATTGATGGCGTCTTTGATGATCTTTTCCACAGGACCAAAGTTGCCTTTTTCCAGCATATCTGCTGACTTCAATATGGCACGCTCTAGTTCTCTGTGCTGTGTGAACTTTTCAAATTCAGCCAAGAACCACTCTTGTGTGACAGTGGGCCTGGGTTCAAGATCTACTGAAGTCTTGGCTCGAACACTGTCCCTGTCGGGCACCACTTTGTATTTGTCAGCGTGTTCTTTGATGAATGCGGCTGCATCGCGTAGTTTACGATCAAAGTTTTCAGGGTTGAAAATGTTCTGCACACGAGCAAAACACTCGTGATCCTGCACAGCCATCTCTAAAAAAAGACGCTGCATGTCAATGGTGAATTCAATTACTGCTGATTCGTTTTTCAATTTCTCTTCTCCTCAATTCGATTTTCAAACGACTGCGTTCTCGGCTGCGGAGTATAGAAACAAGGGTGGCGAGTCTGCCATGGCGGCATACGGCATCATTCACATCTTTGATGCTGGTGTCCCAAAGTGGCATACTGACTGTGAACCCTTGCTCCGCAGCACGTTCCGCAAGTTTCAAGCCAGCACTGTCTTGGTCTGGAATAATAATTATGTCTTTGTCAAGACTTTTAAGTATAGCTATTTGATCCTCATTGAGATCATTGTGCATCAAGGCCACGCCTCCGATGCTGAGCGCATCAAAGATGCCTTCGCACACAACGATCACTTGATCCTCGGGCCGGACCACATCTAGATTGAACACATAGCCCGGTTGTTGATTGCTGATGTACTTGGGGCGGCGATCATCCAAGTATCTTGAAGTATGGCCCACTATGCGACCACGATATCTAAAAGGCACTATGATCCTGAAGGCTTCTCTGCCCTGTGCTTCAGGCGTGATCCATATGTCGTCAATGTCAATGCCACGCGATTCACAGTAGAGTCTATAGGGCTCGTGGTCAGGATCCACAGGATCTATTTCCACTGCCAGTTCCGGCAGGCTCTGTTCTTCAAACTCGGGTAGCGGACGACTACGACGTTCCTGTGCGATTATGTCCTGTATGTCCCGCAGTTTGAGACTTTCCAACTGCTCACGTTTGATCTCTTCATCGGAGTATCCGGCCCAGGTCAGCAGGCGTTTGAGATTGTAGCTAAAGGTCCTGCCCGGAGTGTAAGTGGTCTTGAATCCGCAGTTGAAACAGTGATAAGTCCAGCCTGTGTCGTGTTCAATCACGCCACCGCGCCCCCGGCGATCAGGCTTGCCTTCGGTGTGCTCACAGCAGATGGCATTGAAACTGCGCCAGCCGGACGCTGTGCGTTTTACTCTATTCATGCGGCCAAGTATATCTAGCATCCTGTTATTTTACAGGATAAAATGGTGAGTGTCAATCTCTGTAGAGTACTTGGGTTACCGAGTTGCCATAGATATTGGCAGCCACATTGGCATAGTAGGCCACATTTATGGGCACTGGTGGCAGTGCGAAACGGATGCGCACATAAGGATGATAGCCTTCGGCATTGAAATACTCTTTGCCATATTTGTTGTCGTAGTACTGCACATTGCCAATCTGATACCAATACACTGGCTGACCATCATTTTCGTTGTTGGTGGGTTCCCAGGATCCCTGTAGTTGTACCACACCTGAGTAGTTGCGGAAGTCCACTTGGAAAGTGCTCTGTGGTGAACCGTTGCTTTGTATGATGCTGGTCCAGGCCACGGGACGATTCACACCGTCGATGGCAGCAGTATTACCAGTGTTGGTCACAGGTATGGTGATGTCTTCGCTGGCAGTAAATCTGGGAAACACTGAATCAACAATGTCCACTGAACCTCTGGCAGTGGCTGCATCATCCACATAACCTGCTAGGTACAGCGCATCGCCGCCCACTGTGGCCACTGCTGTGCCCTGCGAAATCAAGTTGGCGTTGCCTCCACCAGTGAGTTCAATGATGGGTGGCACCACATAGTTCTGTCCACCGTTGCGTATGGTTATCACATCCAGTCTATTGGTTAGATTGCAAGTGGCCTGTGCTTGGCTGGTGGCACCACCACCGGTAACAGTGATAGCCGGTGCTCCGGTATAGCCACGACCAGCATTGGCCACTGTGATGCCTGTTAGCCTGCCTGCTAGATAGGCCACAGCAGTGGCTGCAGTATTGATATTGGCTGCGCCAGGATTAAAGGTCACAGTAGGTGGTGCATCGTAAATGCCAGCGTCTACTATGTTGATCTCTACTATGCTGTTGCCTGCAAATGTTATGGTGGCATTGGCTGTGTTGGCTGCCTGCAGGGCAGCATTGGCGCCCAGGCCCGGACTGAACGTCACAGCAGTATTGGCATCATCGGGATCATAACCATCACCCACATTGGTGATTTCCACCGATTCAACACCGTAGGTGATTTGTGCCAGGCCCAGGGCACTGAAGCCTCCGCCGCCGGCAAATGTGATATTGGGAGTGTGCGTGTAGCCCACACCGGCATCTAGTACCACACACTGATCCACTGCGCCAGTGATGGTGGCAGAGAGATTGGCTCCGGTACCGGTGCCGTATACTGACACCGTGGGAGCCGAAGTATAGCCTCGACCACGGTCGGTGATACGCACTGATTTTATGATGCTGTTGCTGGCACGCTCTATGCTCCAGCTGGCGGGCTGTGCCGGAATGGCCACGGATTCTGCGGCTGTGATTATGGCCCTGCAGGTGCCCAAGCGGCTGTTGATGTTTTCCATCTGCTTGGCCAAGAGCAAATTCTCACCGTCGTTGGATATCAATCGCAGAGTAAAACTAAACAAGCTGATGTCCACTGGCTTTTGTTCTTGGTTAAGAAACTGAAAACTCAGGACGTTGTCTACACCTTTGTTGATGATAAGTTTCTTACTAAACACTGGACTCCACCTGTACGTTGTATTTAACTCTGTGTCAACAAGAAGAACGATGGATTTTTGGTCCACTAAATATGCTGAACTTGAGTACATAGTTATATATTTATGCCCAATGATTTCCAGAATCTGTTAAAAGAAAAGTACCCGTTTTTGACGCTGTTGCGCTATGCTGGCACTGAATACGTGGGCATAGTACAGAACTCTGATGACATCATAACCACCCTGTACGACTATGGCAGTATCGCTGATGCAGAACTCAAGGGCAATTTTGTAGAACTGGCCAATGTGTGGTGGTGGGAAAGCAATCGCAGTATACCCATCAATATTTTTCTCAAACAGGACTGGGAGATATTTCGCCCATTTCTCAAGACTTTTATCAACAAAGATATCGAAGTTCTCTTGGGACCGGTGACCAGCCTAAACGACATAGCCCGCAAAAAGATCAAACGTAAGTCAATTACCTTGGTCAAGCGCATGGACTAGGTTCATATGCAGAGCAACCAACATACTATAACTGATGGCGTGAGACTTTTTAAATATAAATCCTTTGCTACTGTCGCCATCCCAAACTGATTCAAACACTTCAGACCAAGGTTTGTTTTGTAGATGTGCTTTTCCTGGACGTATAACCGATATAAAAGCGGCAAGCCTGGGAATACTGTTGGGACGCATCGAAATTAACAAATCAGTATGATTTCCAACGTGGACTAACTGTTTAGACCACTCAACATCTTCACACAAGCGTTCCCAGGGAGGAGTGGCGGCCAGCATCTGATCATAGTGCTGTTGATCACGGATCAGTTGATACACTGTGTTGTTCAGCAGATCGATCTTGAAATAACCGCGCTGTTCGGCCTGTTGGTAATCTATGCTGGCATAACCGTTTAGAGTATCTCGGGGAATGTCAGTGATGTAGATGCCGGAATTGTGTCGCACCAACTGATCGTTTTTGCGCTGGCTGGCTGCCGTGTAGTCAATCAGAGCCAGCACTTGATCGCGATTGGCTAAGTCTATGTCAATGTCTGCGGCGATTTTCATAGGCCCTGCTGTTGCAAATCGTGTTCTATTTTCAATTGTGTGGCTGCGTAGTCACGGAAACGCTGTGGCCAGTAGTCAGGATCAATCCAGGCGTAAATGATTTCCTGTTGCTTTGAATCCAATCTTGACACAAACTCGTGTCCTGAAGCACAGTTCAACACAGTCCAGGCTGTGACACGTCCGGCCGTGATATCCTGTACGATGAGATTGGCATTGAGATATCTAAAGTAATCTCTGTAGTTGGCCAGGCTTGAATAACTCTGCATGGTTTCCGTGGCTCTGGCCACAGCATCGTTGGCATCTTCCCTGCGAGTATGTGCAAGCAAAAACTCCTCGTAGATTTTGTCGCTGCTCCAGTGATAGTCGATCTTGAGTCGGCGTTGTTCCGGAGCCAGTAGCCATCGCACATAGTGTGGGAAAGCGATCACTCTACTGCTCACACAGTATCTGCCAAATTTAACTAGCACACGATACAAACTGTTGTTTTCAAAACTTTGCCACTCGTCTGCGACCTGCTGTCCCAGGCTGCGTTTGATGGCTATGTAGGCCTGCAAGCCTAGCAACACGGGTTTTTCTCCGCGACTGTTGAACCTGCGTTTGGGCTCACAGAGATGCGCCAGCAGTGTGGATTCTTTGCTGAACTCTCGATCACAGTGCTGGCATTTATGTTTTGTCGTGTCCAAGGTCTCTATGATATTGTTTGATATCTGCATCTGTTATCAGTTGATCCAGTACTTCTGCGTCGGCTGTTTTGATTTCAGGAAACAGTTCTCGCAGAGTCTTGGTGCGTCGGGTTTCCCGGGATTTTTTCACACGCGGCCATGAATGCCGCTGTCGTCCCAGGCCCGGACTGGCTGCGATCAGCATATACCACTGCAGTTTAGGATGCCGGCTGAGAAGGAAAATATTTTTGTTGGCATAGTGATTGAGCAGTTGCACATATCCTGACTGTACGTCTGGAGCGGCATCAACATAACTCATCCAGCGCAAGGCCATGTAGCCACTGAACTTTTTGCGGTCTTCTGCAGATAACTGATCATAGTACCCGCGATCTCTGCGATCTATGGCAGCCAAGAGATCCCACAAAAAATTATCTCGCTCGGCCACTACCAGGCCTTTCTATAGTCTACCACTTCGCAGTTGCGGCTGATGTCTTTGACAAAATACACGCATTCGGGATTGGGTTCATCATCTAGCGGCACACACAGCATCTGTCCGTTCTTTAGTTTGGGAGCATACCAAGTGATCTCATGATATACATCAATGATCTGCGTGTCAAGGAAACTGGGACGGAACGATGTCAGTGGATTGAACTGGAATGCTTTGAACCCGCGATCATTCAGGCTGGTCAAGGGCAACACTTCCAGGTCGCCCAGTTCGGGCTCGCCTATCAAGATCTTCCAGTCCAAGGGCATTTTTACACGATGCCGGCCCACCTGTAGTATCAAGGCAGGGCTGGTAAACGATTCCAAGAATATCAATGGTATATAGTGATAGTCGGGTTCATCGGGGTTGCCGTTGTCGAATACACCAAAACGCAGGTCGTCGATCTGTTCGGGCAAACTGTCCAATTCATAACTGCAGTTGTCTAAGGTCAAGATTTTCATATAACAATTATACTTGAGATTGAGCAAGTGTCAACCTAACGATACTCCAATTTCTCTTGGGTGTAGGGATATTCTGCTTCTCGATAAAAGGTTTTGCGTTTGGTCAAGTGTCGCTTGGCGAATCTGCAGGTTGAGGTTATGTCCCAGATCTGAACAAAGTCTTTGTCTTCTGCTTTACGAATGCCACGACCAATTGACTGGATAACACGCACAAAAGACTTGCCAGGCTCAACAAGCACCAGATTAAAAATACGGGGAATGTTAATACCAACTGAGGCCACACCGTAAGTAGCGACAATGATTTTGTCTGTTGTCTCCGATACTTCATCATAATGATCTTGCCTTTCTCCTGCTTTGGTAGCACCTGATATGAATACAGCACGATCGCCCAGTCTATCTACCAAGGCACGACCTGCTGTGATACGATCCACTAGGATCAGCGTATTTCCGGTTCGATTTACTTCCTGTACTAGGCTAGCGATAGCATCCAGTCGATCTGCATCTTCCAGCAAGAACTTCAACTCGCTTTGATAGTTAGTATGTTCCTGATGATCCACCAACTGTACCACGTTCACATGGCACTGTGCCAGCACACCTTGCTGTTGCAATTCTGCGGCTGACAACTGTCCCACCACGGGACCTATGCTGACATGCAGTGCTTCGGATTCAAACTTTTCTTTGGGTATGGTACCTGTGAGTCCCCAGCGTATGGGTATCTGGCTCATGACGCCGGTCAGTAAGGTTTTCAATGCGTCAGCCTTGGCCATGTGTACTTCGTCCACTATCACACACACCACACCTTCTATGAACTCGCCGATGGTGACATCGCCTATGTCGTTGCGTGTGTTCTTCAACAGATTGTTTAGGCTTTGCCAGGTACAGATTGTATGCGTCTTGTTATATTCCTTGCGATCTCCAAAGTACACGCCCACATCCAATCCCAGATTCACATAGTCTTTTTCTGTTTGTGTCACGAGACTTTTGTTGGGCACTATGACTATGGTGCGACCATGTGATTCGCACAGTTGGCTCAAGGCCGCGGTCATGATAGTTTTTCCAGCGCCAGTGGCGATCTCCTGCAGGCACTGCGGATTGGTGATAAAATTGCGTATGATGGAGACCTGATAGTCTCTCAGGACTATGGGCTCGCCTTGGGCAGGATGCCCAGCGGGCCACTGTCGATCAGCAAAGGTCGACTCTGTGATTTCTGGAAACTCAAAGTCGCGGCTGTATTCACGCAGATCTTCCAGTTCCACATCATAGCCTTCTTCGTCCAGCACAGGCAATATTTGGGGCAGCAAGTTCACATATGTGCTGCCGCCCAACTGGAAGAACGACACCTTGCCGTTCCAGCGTCCCATCCTGACCGCTGGCAAATACCTGGCATACGGCACTTCATACTCAAACAGGCGCATGAGCCTGCGTCGAGTTTCCAGTTCCAGGCCTTCGATTTTGACATTGACTTCGTCTTTGATGATTAAGGTGGCTGTGCCTACCATGAGGTATTCCCGTCGAGATAGTCCTCGCGATGATATTGAGGATCGATGTAATAGATGATTTTTCTAGCGATCTGTGCCGGCAGTGAACCAACGTCCCAGACCACAAGACCACGGCTTTTATTTATAACTATGTCCACTGAGTCAAAATCAATGGCCTGATAGTTGTACTGATAGTCGTCCATGAATTCCCATTCGGGATTTCTGCTTCGAGCACGGTAGTATGTGCTGACCCTGTTGGGCCATCGTTGCTGTATGTCTTGGCAAAGATCGTGATAGGCATCTTGTTCGTTGATCAGTTCAACGGCCACACTGTGTTGTTCATGCTGATCGATATAATCCAATATGGCCTGATGATTGTCTTCAGACCAGGTCAGGGCCGTGGCCTGCTGTGAGTTCAACATGGCAGGCACCACAGACTCGGCATTGCTGCAGAAGTAACTGCGTAGATCTTCATGGATCTCCACGCCGGCACGCACCAGAGTATTGAGCGTGGTCAAGGTCAAAGGCAAGTGTTCAGGTATGGCCGCCATGACATGTTGATTGGCACAGTTGATCATGATGCCACCATTGACCAGCCTGGCCTGAACTGTCCACTGATCGGCCTCTGACGCACTCAGCACAGGATCCAACAAGTCGTTGACCCGAGCGTCAATGTCATAGGCCGGAGTCCTGCTGCGACAAAACTCCAGCGTGGATCTGAGATTTTTGGCAGTAACAGGTATGATCCACTCTTTGGCATCCGGATCCCACACAGCATCGTCCACCAGATCTCGGGCTCTACGATAGTCTGCCCAGGCATCCACTTGAGCGCGATCGTAGGGACTGCGCATGATAAGATGATCGTCTTGTAGACTCAACTGTGATCTTTCATGATCAGCAGTGGGGGGCAAGGGCATGACTGCCCAGGCAGCTGCCAGCATGGCATCAGGATCCAGATTGGCCTGCTCAATCTGCTGGCGATATCGGTAGACCAGTTTTTCCCACAGTTCTGCCTGCTTGGGCGTGACCGCACGATTTTTGGCTATCCTGCGGTTGTAGACTTCGGTGATGAATTGACGGTCGTATCTGGCAAATTTGATGTTTTGCAGCATCCAGTACCAGTAATTTTCACGAGATTTCATAGTGCTATTGTAACATATCGCTGAGGCGATTACAAATGCGACATCGCCAAAAAGCCGCTAAATACAGGATCTAGCAAAAAAAGGTGTATTATGATCATTACAGGCACTCGCGTCCGGGGTGGCAGATATTACGGTGGTACAGGCCCTGCATCAGATGCATATTTTGATTTGGTAGCATTATTACTGCCTGGTAACGGTACCAACGGCGCTCAGAACAACACCTTCCAGGACTCTAGCACCAATGCGTTTACCATCACACGTAACGGCAATACCACGCAGGGCACATTCTCACCATTCAGCCAGACCGGGTGGTCAAATTACTTAAATGGATCCAGTTATTTTACTGCGCCTGGTAGTACTGCTTTTGCATTTGGCACAGGCGCCTTCACTATTGAAATGTGGCTCTATGTCACTGCCTATCCAGCCAATTACGCAGTCATTCCATCGAACAGACCCTATAATGCCGGCAGTACCGATACCTGGGGTGTGTTTTTCTTTAATGACGGTGCAGTAAGATTCTCCGATGTAAATAATACTCAAACATTCCAAACCTCGGCAGGTGCTGTGCCATTAAATGCTTGGACACATTTAGCCGTTGTCAGAAATTCTACAGCATCAAACGACACTAAAATTTATATAAATGGCACGTCAGTTGCACAAGGGACAATTAACAGTAATTTTGCAAATAATACGAACGCAGTAGTCTTTGGCACGTCCTACGACTCTAATAATTGGTATGTTACCAGCTACGCATCCAATCTCCGAATTGTCAAGGGCACAGCGGTCTACACCAGCAACTTCACGCCAAGTACCACAGCACTGACCAACATCAGCGGTACATCACTCCTGACCTGTCAATCAAATCGCTTCGTTGACAACTCCTCCAACATATTTGCCATTAGTTTGTCAGGCACACCATCCGTGCAGGCATTTGCACCATTTGATCCCACCACTGCCTACGCCGCTGGCACAGTGGGCGGCTCGGGGTACTTTGATGGTACGGGGGATTATCTTTCTGCACCAAGTAGTAATAATTTTGGTTTTGGAACTGGCGATTTTACTATTGAGTGCTGGGTCTACCCATTAGCAAGCACAGCCCAACGATTGTTGTTCGGTGGTGGGGATATGAATAATTTAGATATAGGTTTTTCGCCCGCCAACACTTTTCAGTACTACGACGGAAGTGTAAGAGACACAGGTGTTTCTGCGGCTGCAAGACAATGGTTTCATTTTGCAGTATCAAGAACATCTGGAACAACAAGTGTTTATGTTAATGGTGTGCGAACAAATAATTTCAGCGACACATCAAATACATCTGCAAGGCAGTATTATGTTGCAGGATCAAATACAGGAACAAACCCCTTTAACGGATATATAAGTAATGCTCGGATTATAAAAGGAACTGGTATTTATTCTGGAACAACCATTACTGTTCCCACAGCACCTTTCACAGCCATTGCCAACACTCAGCTGTTACTCAACTTCACCAACGGTGGTATCACAGATGCCACAGCCAAGAATGTGCTGGAGACCGTGGGTTCGGCGCAGATCTCAACCGCGCAGAGCAAGTTCGACGGGTCGTCCATGTCGTTTGATGGCACTGGTGACTATTTGGTGTCCCCCGCAAGCGTGAACTACGAAGTAGGTACAGGGAGTTATACCATTGAGTTTTGGGTTTACTGGAATGTAATCGGTAACATCGCAATGTTGTTTGGCTGGAATGGCGGTGCTACGGGTAGTACGTTTGGGTATACATACAGCGACGGTAGAATTGGCGTTGGGATAAATGGAACTAATGAGATTGTTTCGTCGTCCGGGCAAGCCACAACCGGGTCATGGATTCACATGGCGTTCGTTAAAAACGGTAGCACTACTACCATTTACAAAAACGGCGTTGCTATAGCAAGTAGCACTACTGGAGTTTGGTCCTCGAACACGGGCACTGCTACCTTTAGTGTTGGCGGTGGTGCAAGTGCTTCGGATACTAATTGCTACATAGACGACCTACGCATCACTCGAGGATACGCCCGTTACACCGCCAACTTCACACCGCCTACCACGGCCTTCCCAACACAGTAAAAGGAAATAGAATTGTTAATATCAGGTTGTCGAGTCCGAAATGTTGTAATGTCCGCAACATCTGTTGCCGAGAGCGACGATTATTTCAACTTGGTAACACTACTGCTGCCTGGTACCGGGACCAATGGAGCACAGAACAACACTTTCCTGGATTCCAGCACTAACAACTTCGCTGTCACACGCAATGGCAGCGCCACCCAAGGTACATTCTCACCATTCAGCCAGACCGGGTGGTCAGGTTATTTTGACGGTAGTGGAGATTATCTGACTGTTGCTAATAATGCAGCGTTAAATTTTGGAACGGGAAATATGACCATTGAGTGTTGGGTTTATTTAAACTCAACTGCTGGCACACAAACTATTGCAGCAAAATGGCAAAGCGGTAACACTTCGTGGATATGGCAATTTACTTCGTCAACAATGACTTTTTACTTTTCTGGGACATCGTCATCGTTTTCATGGAGTCCTGTAGCAAACACTTGGTATCATTTAGCACTATCAAGAAGTGGAACAGATGTAAAATTTTTTGTTAATGGTGTTCAAACAGGGGCAACATCAACCAATGCTGGAAACGCAGATTCAACAAGCATTGTTGCAATAGGGGCAAACAACGATGGGCCACAGCAATACTTAAATGGATATATAAGTAATTTTCGTGTAGTTAAGGGCACCGCGGTCTACACCGCCAACTTCACACCACCTACTGCACCACTCACTGCCGTATCCGGCACCTCGCTCTTGACCTGTCAAAGCAACCGCTTTGTTGACAACTCCTCCAATGCATTTGCCATAACGGTTACGGGCAATACCGCAGTGCAGGCATTTGCACCATTTGACCCTACCACTGCCTATGCTTCTGCTACCAACGGCGGTTCGGGATACTTTACAGGAACCAGTTCCACTGGTTATCTTTCGCTGACGCAGGCGGCATCAAATGCTATTTTTCCCAGTGGTGGTACCGGTGGCTTTACTATAGAATTTTGGTTTTTTCCTGCTGCTACATCAAGCACATTTAATAGCGTCGTAGCCGGTGCTTGGACTGGCACAGTGGGACAAGTCTGGTGGGAAATAAATTGCGGCAGCACTGGTTTCAATATTACATTAGGCAATAATGGTTTTGGTTCCAGTTCAGGCAATATACAAAGCAGTACTCCGTTTATAGCCAACCAATGGACGCACGTAGTCTTACAAAGAAGAAGTAATGGTACATCTTGGGACGTGTACCAAAATGGTGTCAATGTTTCTGCTAATCAAACCAGTCCTAACAATTTTAATCTGTATTCAGTGGCTCCTATTCGGATAGCCTACGGATATGGCAATACTGTTCTGTCAAGTTTAACTGCTTTCTATTTGGCCAACTTTAGAATTACAAACTCACAAGTTTATTCCAGTAACTTTACTCCGCCCACTGAACCTTTACCTCCTATCTCCGGCACTTCATTACTACTGAATTATATCAATGGCGGCATCATCGATGCTACCGCCAAGAATGCACTAGAGACTGTGGGCAACGCCAGTATCAGCACCACACAGAGCAAGTTCGGGGGATCATCCATGAGGTTCGATGGCTCTGGGGACTACTTAGCTGTTCCAAATTCTGTTGGACTAGACCAAGTTGGAGATTTTACACAAGAATGTTGGTATTACCGAGCTGGTGCTGGAGAAGGTAATCTAGATGTTATGTTTCTTAAAAACATAACAAATTACTTGTATATTGCTGTTAATCGAAATGATTCTAATAAAGTCACAATAAATCAGCACAACGTTGGCTCTCTCATTACAGGAACAACACAAACTGCTTTAAACACTTGGTATCACCTTGCGGTTTCCAGAAGCGGAAGTAACGTCAGATTGTTCGTTAATGGCGTTCAAGAAGGTTCAACCGCTACATACTCGACAAACACTTCTAATTCTGCAATTTCATACATTGGCGGTTTTCCCGGCGCTCACGGTTTAAACGGTTATATCGACGACCTACGCATCACCCGAGGTTTGGCAAGATACACTGCTAACTTCACGCCACCCACGCAGGCCTTTCCCACACTATAAGAGAATATTGAAATGTACATATCAGGTTGTCGAGTTCAAAATGCTGCTATGTCAGCAGTGTCTATTCCAGAAGGCGACGATTATTTCAACTTGGTAACACTACTGCTGCCAGGCACGGGCACCAACGGCGCTCAAAACAATACATTCTTAGACAGCAGCAGTAGCAGTGTCACAGTTACTCGCAATGGCACACCCACTCAAGGTACGTTCTCACCCTTTAGCCAAACAGGATGGTCAGGTTATTTTGATGGGAGTGGAGATTGCTTACGAACAACGGCATTAAATATAAGCAGTGGAAATTTTACAATAGAAGCGTGGGTAAATTTAACTACTATGCCAACAACAGATAGTTGGCCAGGAAGTTATTCTAATTGGATGGTAATTGTTGGTGTTGGGTCAGCGAGTATGGCAGATGGGTGGCAATTTCGTATTGGACAAACTATTTTAGCATTTGGTACAAACAATGATACTACAGCAGTAAGCGGAACTCATGGCATTACAGCTGGTTCTTGGAACCACTTGGCTTGTGTGAGAAATGGAAATGTGTATACGCTTTATGTAAATGGGTTTTCTGTAGCAACAGCAACATATACAGCCAACCAACCTGGAACAGGAGCTTTTACATGGGTGGGTAGTGAAACTAACCAAGGTGCTTATTTAAATGGTTATATTAGTAATTTAAGGATTTTAGCGGGAACATCTTTTTATACTACTAATTTTACACCTCCAACATCACCACTTACTGCTATAACAAATACTTCTTTATTGACTTGCCAATCAAATCGCCTCATTGATAACTCCACTAATGCTTTTACTATCACTAAAAACGGTGATGTTAAAGTTTCTGCATCTGGTCCGTTTACAGAAACAGATACTACGACAGGATCAGGTTATTTTGATGGGGCGGGGGATTACCTAACCGTCGCTGATAGCGCAACACTTGAGCCAGGCAGTTCTAACTTCACCATTGAGTGCTGGATATACCCAACAGCAACAGGCTCATTCTTGGGCGTATTTAGCAAGCGGACAAACAATGCAACAGATTACTCGCCAATACAAATTTTGATTAACAGCGGAACAATGACATTGTTTGCTTCAACTACAGGGTCATCTTGGGCAGTTAATGTAAACGCATCCACTAGTCCACCGCTAAACGCATGGTCACATATTGCAGTAGTGCGAAACGGGACGGCATCAAACAACTTGGTGCTTTACTTAAACGGAGTTTCTGTTGCGACGGGAAGCGTTAGCAATACGGCACTAGTAAATAATTCCGGTGCTTGGGCTATAGCTGCTGACTCTGATGATGGGGGCGGTAACTTTGCTGGATATATTTCTGGATTCAGATATGTGCTTGGTTCTGCGGTTTACACGGCTACATTCACACCACCTACCGCTCCATTAACTGCTGTTGCTAACACCCAAATTCTTACACTACAAACTCGTCAGCCAGTTAACAATCATAGTTTTATTGATGCATCTAGAAATAATCTTTTAGTAACTAAAGTTGGTAATGCATCTCAAGGATCATTCTCACCATTTAGTCCAGGAGGATGGAGTAATTATTTTGATGGTACAGGTGATTATTTAAACGTATCATATCTTTCTAGTAACTTTGGTACTGGTGATTTTACAGTAGAGGTATATGTTTATCTAACGAGATATGATGTTGATGGCAATAATATAATAGATACAAGATCAGCAGCAGCAGCTAATCCGTTTGTTTTTGGTATAATTACAACTGGTGCATATTATTACAACGGTACGACATATAGTTCTTCTACAGTAGTTCCTTTAAATACTTGGGTCCATTTAGCTATATGTAGATCTGGAACTACGATTAAGATCTTTCAAAATGGTATAGAAACCCTATCAAGAACAGATGGTTCTAATTTAACGGGTACTAGTACTGGCAGCATAACTATCGGTAGAGCAGTACAAGGAGTCGCACATTTAAATGGATATCTTTCTAATTTAAGAATAGTGAAAGGTACAGCTGTTTATACTACTAACTTTACTCCACCAACTTCAGAATTAACTGCTATTGCTAATACTTCTTTGTTGATGTGTCAGTCTAATAGATTTATTGATAACTCTACAAATAATTTTACCATCACTAAAAACGGTGACGCTGCAGTAGTTAACTTTTCTCCATTTAAACCAACAGCAAACTATTCTAGAACGACACATGGCGGTAGTGTTTATTTTGATGGTAGCGGTGATAGTGTTGACTTAACACTTGCAGATTCAAATATCGCGATTGTTGGTAATAGGGTAGGAACTACACAATTCGTTTGGACGATTGAGGCATGGATATATCCATTAAGTAACGCATTTACGATTATACAAAGAGCAAGCAATAGTGTTGGAGCCATTGAGTGGTATTGGTATCATGATAGTACTAATGGATTAATGTGGCACCACCGCGATTATGGCAGCAATGATCGGTTTGCATATGCAAACATAGTGTTGAAACAAAAACAATGGTATCATATTGTCCAGCAAAAAGAAGACAACAGTACATGGGTTTTTTATGTTAATGGAGTGAAATGTAATACTACATACGGTGCTGGTGGAAGCCCTAATGCTTATGGAGACGTTAACCTAGTTAATGGAAATTTAACTAAAATTGGTGCTTCTACGACAGGTCCTGCTGGAGCTTTCTATATGTCTGACTTTATGTTCACTAGAAATATTCGATATTCTGGAAATAATATTACATTACCTACATCTCCAACAACTGCTAACAGTTATACTAGTTTATTGCTTAATTATAATAATGCTGGCATCGTAGATGTTTCCTCTCGCAATGTTCTAGAAACTGTTGGTGGCGCAGGAATAACCACATTAACTAAAAAATACGGTACAGGTTCTATGTATTTTGATGGTGTAGATGATAATGTTGTCATTCCTTATGATGAAAAATTTTCTCTAGGTACAACAGATTTTACTGTTGAGGGGTGGTTTAATTTTGCAAATATTAATACTAATTATAGAATGCTTGTACTTTTAGGAGATGGTGCCAATGGTGGTAGTGTTTATCATGGATGGTCTTTAGGTTATTTGGGTTCTGAAGGATCAAATCAAATTATATTTAAAAGATATGATGGAACTGATTATAGCTATACAACTACTGGGGTTACTATTTCAGCTAATACATGGTATCACATTGCTGTATCTAGATATAATAGCGTATTAAAAATATTTGTTGATGGGG